TTGCTGATGGTCTGCAGTTCGGTTGCTATGGTTTCCAATGTGGCAGCAGTCTTAAGCAACAAATAGGCCTGTCCCTCTCTGCTCTCGTAGGCCCTGGAATAAACTTGTAGCGGGTCGCTGATCTGATTCTCAATCCCTTCTGCAGTAGTCATTGATCTTGGTCTCCTCTCTCCTCTATCCCCATTTGGTCGCAGATAGTTTGCAACTTGGTAGCTATTATCTCTAAGGCCTTAAAAATGCGGATATACCAAAATATTTCCTTGCTTGGGTCCATGGTATCTTCTGCCCACTGTATAAACTCAGGGTCGTTGTGGGTTCGTCTTTTACTCATTGTCTGTGGTCTCCTCTCTCTGATCCGTGGCACCTGCTGCCACTACAAAAATATGCCAATATCGTTCAATCTCAGTATTTATGCGGGTTTTCAGCTTTTTTGTGCACGCTGTGTAAATTCAATGTGAACTTTTTAAAATTGGCTCTCATGGGAACTTTACATTCATTTTGCACAGGGTGCACAGATAGCAAAATTTTAATAACTGATTAACTGATTTTTCGTACATTTGCACTTTGCTCACTCGGTGACAGATTGGGAAGTAACGATCCCATCCAATCTGCAGATACGTCATAACCTGGAACAACATTTCTCACAGTAACCCCGTTGACGGTCCCACTTGGTAAAAACATTCCTCTTGTTTTCAGTTCTGCAAAAAAATTGCTCTTGTTTTCCTGCCCGTACCCGTTCGCACCACACCAATCTTGGTACAAGGAATATACTTTCCCTGCCGGCAAATTGTGCCCGGACTTCTTCTCCAATACTTCACCGACAAACAACCCTACCTTGTCAGATTGTTTTCTGTAATCGTTCGTTGCGATCCTGACTGCCTCCGGTGGTTTCAATCCCTCATTCCAATAATTCAAAAGTCCTTCCAGGCACCAATTTAAAATGCCGCTCATTTCGTCCGGCTGCCTAAAACGGTCTTTCAATGTCTTGTCCTGCTCTTCCTCTGAAAAGTGACGGTCAAATGTAATGACATTTATGCGACCTGATGAAAACAAGGTATCATCAGTAATCAATGGCAGAAAATTGGTATTAATCAGCAGCTTAAACTGTGGGACAAATTGGAATTCCCTCTCGTATAAATGACGGGCGGTTATACTGTCACGGCCTAACAAGGTCTTTAACAGTCCCACATCAAATATCATTTTCTTGGGTGGTTCAGATGCATTAAGGAATCTGCAATTGTTCAGCCTTGCCACGTCCCCGGATGCTTGTCTTGAGTCCTTGTTTTTCTTGAGGGCCAATACCTCTGGTGGTGTTGATAGCCCATAGCCACCCTCACCCCCTAACAGATTGCAGATTGTTTCACAGAATAGGCTCTTTCCATTCCTGGTGGTCTTGCCGTATAAGATAAAACACGTCTCTTCCCTTGTATCACCCGTCAAGGAATACCCTACAATCTTTTGCAGATAGTTGATTTTCTCAGCACTGCCCTGCATTACCTCGTCCATGTACTGCTGCCACCTATCACAGGTTGCTTGTGGGTCATAACTGACATTACAGATTTTTGACAGTAACAGACTAGGGTCATGCTCTAGCAGTTCCCCGCTCTTAAGGTCTAATACTCCGTTCTGTAGGTTTAGCAGATATATACCCTGGTCAAACATGGCAGCAGTTACAAAATGTCTGTCTCTTGCATCTTCTAACATTCGCTTGCGGTTGCTTAACTGCCCTAATTTCAAAACATGGTTCATATACTTAAACCGCTTTTCCTCGTCCTCGATCTCAGATGCATATCTGACTAAACAATCTGCCAATGCTTTCCCGTACCTGGACGCGATCATGCCACCTTCATCCTCTTTCCATATCTTCCCGTCGTAGTAGTACCATTGTTTTGAAGTGGTATTCCATCTGATATGGTTTTTGAATAGGTCGGCAAACAAATTGCCGTCCCCTTTGTCGTCCCACTTGTAGCACAACTCCGGGTGTATGGTCCTTAGTCTTTCCAGGACTCTCTCACGGGTCCCACGGACTTCTCCGTGTTGGGTGGCTCCCTGATCTGATGAGGCCTCTTCTGCTCTCTGCTCGTCACCTGCTGCCCTGACTTTCCCCCAGTCTGCTTGCGTCATGGGTGTAGGCAATTCCTTGCCGGGGTTCCTCAGGTACCATGCACGGACGTTATACTTCCAATCAATGGCGGGCCCTTCCTCGAGTTCCTTCTGTTTTGCTCTCTTGAAGTCTGAAACGATCTTGCTCAAGTCTCTCTCCAATCCATCCCATCCACTTGCCAACGGGACGGATAAATCAAGGTCCTTTCTTGCAATATTCATGAGGGCAGCAGTTATTGTGGTGTCGTCCTCTTGGTATAGTCTGTTGACTAGCTCTCCTGCCTTTTGTACTAGGTAGGACCTTCTTTGCCCGTGTGGGATCTTCCCGGAGTTGTCTTTCGTGATCTTATTGGCAGCAGTCCTGCCCTCTGCATCATTGTCTTTAATCTCCGGCAGCACTGACGATATTTCATCTTGGGTGTAGCGTAACTCAGGCTCAAAGTGTATTACTTCCACCCTGACGGGATCCCCTTTGCAGTGATAAAACCCCGGCACTCTCATTACTCTCGATTCGTTTTTGATTGCCTTATCAGAATGAAATTTTGCTATTAATTGTTTTTGTATTCCCCGGAACCGCTTAATATCTCCGTCCTTTAGTAACCAATAGCAATGTAATGATTTCTTGGTCCTGACGATAATTGACGGCCTTAGAGGAAAATCATTTATTTCTTTCAACTGATCCTGCATAGGCTTGTCGTCGATCTCCATAAACTGCGCCACGCAACTCTTGGACGCTATAACAGCTTTGTCACTGTTGCCACCACCATTCACACAAAAGTACACTCCTTTGAATCTCTCATTCTCTGCAGTCAGTGTTGGGAGTATTCCCTCTAAAAATCTGAGCTCAACGGAATAGTTCTTTCCATGCTCCTCTTTACGATCACGATCTGAAAGCACTCTAAAGAAAATAGTCGTCTTGTCGTTGGGATAAAAGGCCTTAAAGAATGACGGTAAATCAATGTCAATCGGCACATTCTGTATATCTTTGCTCATACACACCCCCGTCAAGACTTCATTCTTCTATACTCTCAATAGCAGCTAATACACGCTCTTTGCGTTCCGGGGTGAGCTCCGACTGCAGCCAATGAGCAAAAGTGCCGGGCGCTAACTGCAGCTTGTTGGCAATTTCGTATTGGCAGATATTTCTCTTTTTCATCTCGTTTCGGATTTCTGTATTAAGCATGCAACTTTTCATTCTCATTTCCTCTCTTTCATTCCAGGACGGGCCAATGCCCGCCCCGGTGCTATAATTTCATGGTTGCTTATTCGTCCTGGTCCTCTTCTGCCATATCTATCAAGTCTTGAATGGAAACGTGCACAAGCAATCTGTATGCAAACAGTAATTCCTTTTCATTTAGCAACTTAAGTACGCTATACACGTTAAACTCTTCCTCTGCAGTGGTGGGAATTTCCTTGAATTTAGGGGCGTGCGGGCTTTCCGGTAGGTCTGCATGTTCCTTTGTAAATTCCTGGTGGTCGTCCAAAAATGCCTCAAATGCTCCGTCAAAGTAATATTTCATTGTGCTTTCCTCTCTTTCCAGGCAATAAAAAAGCACCAACAAAAAATTTTTGTCAGTGCCTAAACTCCCACAAATACACGGAACAAACCACATTCACATAGATATGCCATGCAAACATAGTGTTTACTATTCCGAGTTGATAGTGATATATTGGGTGTGGGCAGAAGTTTCGCGGTTAGACGACTTCGCTTAAGCACTTGCGTCATTAGAACGGCCAATTCTGATGGCGCTTTTTTCTTGCCTTAACTCAATATGTTGTTGTATGTGATTACTCTATCACAATTTTTCCACAAAATCTTGTTGTGTATGTTGAATAAAAAGACTTGTAATTTCAAAAGTTGATTTATTATGTCATTCAAAGTGTAAAATCTACACAAATAATGTATTTTCTACATTGGAAAATGTACTTTCTACACTGAATTATCAATATTTGATGCTTTCTTGATATTTTTTATCTAATTTGCAATATAAATAAAGATGGCAAAACATAAGAAAACTGCTCGCCATCCATCTCTTAAAATCTCTTATTCAATTCGTATCTGATTCACTCCAATTTGATTCACTCCAATTTGGTTCACTCTAATTTGATTCTAGTGCTAATTTGATTCATTCCAATCTGATTCAAAGACGGTATTTTTCCCCGTGGCAGTTCCGATCTGATTCACGGCAGCAGACTCCGGGACCTTGTAACTTCCCCAGGATCTGCAGCGCATATAGTTTACTGAGCATGCGCTCGGACTCCCTCTGCAGTTGACTTTCCATGCGGGTTTTGCTCGTTCAAAGACGGTATTTTGGTACCCTCTGAAAATGATATGAAAATACTGTCTTTGAAAATTTAAAATACCATCTTTGAAAAATTAATTACCGTCTTTCATGAAAATAATTACCGTCTTTACCTGGAATAAATACCAACATTCAAACTGATAAAATATACGCTTAAACTATGCGCTAAACTAGGGGCAGTTATGTCCGGCCGACTGTTTTTATTGGAAGTGCACTTTTAATTTTTCAGCCATAGGCGCTGCTCAAAATTTTAATTTTGATTCTAGGTCTTAGGGTGTAACCCTAACAAGTTGCAAAATTGGTGTCGGTATATACCGATACACCACTTGCCACTTTAAAAAATTTCATTTTTGACAAGCGCAGCACCGCTGCCATTTAGCAATTTTAAATTGCGGTCTAATTAGCAAGATTTTAGCCTTGGGACTCATAGGCGAATCTTGCTCTTGTCCTTTAAACTGTCTTTTCGGACTCCCTCAGGTATCTCTTATACAAGTCTTGGTCGTAACGATCTGCCCGATCTTGCTCTAGTCGTGTTATGATTTCCGTCACTCCGGTGTTATTAAAGCCGATTGACAATAAAAAGTCTTTAAAATCCTTGTACATAGTTTTCTCTCCCTCTCTGCAGTGTGGTCCTGCTGCCTCTCCAGGATCCTATTATCCCTTGGTGATGGTAAATGTATTGTCTCCGGTCTGATAGTCTAATAAATTCATTTGTCCGTCTAATTGATTGTCAATTTTTATTGTTCTGAAATTCCCGCAATGCTTATCACGTTCAGTTATACAAAACTTTATTTGTATAACCTTGCGACCTTTGTTGACCGGCTCCCAGGATATTTCTAAGTCTGTATAAAGATTGATTTCTCTCGTGGCTCTGTCTAGCACATTCACTCTAAAATCTTTAAAATTCTTGTATTTTACGCCACCTATCTTGCTTTTAAGGTCGTCTATATCAAATGTATGCTCTCTCTGGTACGCATAGCTCTTTAACTGCTCAAACAATAAAAAACTATATCGACTTTGCATTGGCAGCACCTGACATAATGAATATTGCGTGTACTGCTCAAACCATCCCATAATATATTTTTCTAAGTCCTCGTCAAACTTAACCTTTACTTTCCCGGTCCCGGGATTTATCTGCGCTTTTCCTAGCCATCCAACTGTTGTTTGTTGCCCGTTCTCATCAGTTAGCCAAAATGATTTATCTCTTAATATCTTTAATGCCTTTTTTACGTCTGCATAGTTCTTCCCGTTCTTGTCATCTATGCCACACACTTTACAGTATTCCTGGACACTAAACACATATTCTTGCCTCGGTTTATCAGTTGGTTTCACTTTTGAAAGAATAAACGCAAAAGTCTTTAGCTCTTGGATCCCCAAATCACATCTTGCACGTTGTATGATCTCGTTAGCTTTTACAACCTTATAGTCCCGTTGCTCAATCAGTTCTAAATCTGTCATGGTTACACCCCCAATAAGGTAATTATATGCTATTGGGAGTAGCAAAACAACCCTACTCCCAAAAGAATGTGATGATCTTTGACAAAATAATTTTTATCGTACTAAAACTCCCAATAGGATATTGCTTTTTAAAAGTTATCCACCGTACTAAAACTCCCAATAGATAGTACTAAAACTCCCAATAAATCGTACTAAAACTCCTAATAGGGGCCCGCAACCCCGCTATTCTTGCGCTTTCCGTGGGCCTTAAACAAATATAAACAATATTAACTAATATGTCTTTTAAAAAACCCAAAATCAAAATTTTAAAATCGTACCAAAACTCCCAATAAAAACACTCCCCAATTTGTCCTTTAAATCCGATCCTTAAAAGCGTTTTTCTAGTTCAAGTTAGAATAACTATTTCCTGCTTATGGGTCTTTTTTCTAGCTCAGATTAGAAAAATTAAGACTCCCCAAAATGTCCTTTAAATCATTACAACCCCGTAACTGCTGCCCTATAGAATAAACATTCAACCCCTTTTACATGATCTCTTTTTTCTTTCCAGGACCTTGTATGCCGTCCACTGACCTTCGTCTGATTTCAGTCTAAGGTTCTGACGTGCTTTTGCTTTTTCGATATCTGTCGAAGTAGCACTTGTTGTCCTGATTTCATAATCCGAATCTGTGGGATTTTGAAATATTCTCTCATCTTGGCTGCAGTCTTGATGGCACTCCTAGACCTATGCGTATAGTATATGGCTCTAAAAATCGTTTAAAGGCACTTTTTAGCCCTTATCCCTTAAAAACAATAAAACCCCTATAAACGGAAATTAAACCGCTCATAGGGGCAAATTTTTCGCATACTAGGTGATAATATGACTCTTTATTGATTGATGGACGGCAGCAGTCTCATGATTGATATTAAGTGGTCGGCTCTCCCTGATCTGCAGACGGGGCAGCAGGCTTGCCCTTTACTTTGCGATACAGGCCAAACAATGACGGACGGTAGCTGCTTAACTCCTCGTCTCTCTGCATTAACAACTCGTGGTACTTCTTTTGCGTTTCAATCATTTCATTTCTAGCTTTCATTACTTCTTTTTGCAGTTCGTTGTATTCTCCCTGGACTCTGATAATTTCTTTTTGCGCCTCTGCATTTTGGGCCCGGGACTCTGCCAGGTCCCTTGTGAGGGTGTTTATCTTCAGTTGGCTTGCCTCATCTGATGCCGTGACAATAACGGGCCTTTTCTGCCTATGGCGGTCTAGGATCTCTTGGGCCGTTTCGTCCAGGACGGTGACGTCGTCTTGGTTCTTGCTTACATGGTCCTTTAGTTCCTCAGAATGCTTTTTAATCTGTCTGCGCACGTTCTCGTATGTTACATGACGTGTCGTTGCATACTCCCTGATTGTAATTTTCATAGCTTGTATACCCCACAATGCTCAAATTTTGATAGGTTGTAGCACGGTAGTAACACAAATTGCATCAAATTATCTGTCACAACTTGTGTACCTACCATGCCACAACACAACAAAATTATACCATGCACATAATATTATTAACAACATAATAAACATACATCATGATTACATACTTTTGCCGTGCTTTGCCTCTTTTTTTTTGCACCAATTTGTCCGCAAAACTCCCCCTCGATACTAGGAAATAATATTACTATGTGCACGGTATGTTATGCAATAAAATTTCCCCCTTAAAAGTCCATGAAAAAAGAGGCACACACTTGTTGTGCACCCCTTGGTGATCCTGTCTGCAGTTGGCACCTGCTGCCCTGACGATCTTGTTATTTTTGGCTCTTGATCTTCTGCATGATACTGTCCACATAGTCAAGCGCGATAAATGATATTGTTGAAAAGCTGCTAGGGTAGGCCTTCAGATATTCAAGCGTCTTGTCTGATACTTCGTTACAATCAAGGTTTAATTTGTTTTGTAATTCTGAAATCATAAACAGTGCCTTTTCTGCATCAATGACAACTGTCTCTAGCTCGTTTATAACGTCTAGTAGTTGTGTGGCGGTTGGATGGTGCCCGGTGGCCCCGTCCTCAAAGTCCTGCACCTTGTCTTTGATCTCTCGTAACTCGTCTAATACTGATAGCATATTATTTTACCTCTCTTTCTTTTGCCGTAGGGCAGCAGCCGCCTCTTAAGCGGTCTGCCGTCTCCGTGCTAATGTCTGCATTATGTCGTTGTACTGATCCCGTGCCAACTCTCCCAGACTGCAGACTGAAAACCTTTTGTAAATCCATGACTTCTGATTGTCTGTCAGTTGTCCGTCCAGGTCCTCAACCTCTTCTGCAGATAGAGCTCTGTCTGCCTTGTCGGCTCCGATCCCTAGGGCTCCTAGTGCTCTGCCAATCGCAGAAGTCTCGCAGCACTGAACAAAATTCACGGGATTGTTGCCCTTTGTTTTTGTTGCGTGTCCGGTTGCAAGTACGTGGCCGTCCTGGTCGGTGATGGTTGCTTTAATCAGTACCGACTCCCCATCAAAGTGCACTACCTCAGTAACTATGCCGCCATCAGGATATAAAGCACGGAATGCCCTGATCCTCTCTGCAGTCGTGGTGTACTGCTTGCCGCCCTTAAGGGTGATGTTATGCAACTTGTTGTTTACTTGTTGTAATTCGTTGTATTTCATGCTTTCCACCTCTCTGTAACCTTGTTAGTACTTCCTTTGATGGTTTAATTATATACTATGCACACTGTAAATACTAGGTGCATAGTGCACAAACATATATCAAAATTCTTGTATACTATTACTATGTGCACAGTATTGATTTTAGGGTACAATATACTTGTAAGCTGGAAAAGAGGCACGTATATTAAGCGCCCTCAAGGTAGACTTTTTCGGTGTTTTTCCGACAAAAAAGAGTAAAAAGAGTAAAGGATGGTAAAAAATTATGGGATGGAAAGAAAATAAAAAGGAATATAACCGGGAGTATGAGAAAACCAATTTAAAGCGGATTCCTTTAAATGTTCAGTTGTCAGAATATGAGGCTATTAAGGCGGCAGCAGATAGGGCGGGTCAACCCGTCAACACCTTTATAAAAGACTGCATCAGGGCGCGCTTAAGCGCTGAAATGCTCGGTGATATGTAGTATAATAGCAGTGTGGCAAATGCTTATACAAAAACCCTATAACCCCACAATAAAAAGAGGCCCGGAGTTTAAACTGCTCCGGGTCACTTCTTGTCTTATGATCTTTGCCTCTGCTCTGCTAGTAGTGCGGCCCGCTCCGGGGCACTCGTCCAGGTATTCATGAAATAATGAAAACTAGAATAACGCAAGCCGATAGAGTAGGCGCGGTCATTTGGTGTGTAAAACTCTAACAGTCGCTTTTTGTTGTGGGCCGTCCTCAGCACCCTCATGGCCTTTGCCTCTATATTTTTGCACTTGCCCGGGGTCGTCCCCATCCTCTCTGCAGTCTGTGCCTCAGTCAATCCGTGTTCGTACTTCTCATGCAATAGCCGGGATTGATCCGGCTCTAGTCCATCAATGATCCCCCACAATAACGACTGCAACTGTTGTCTCTCTATTGCCTTTTCTACTGCCTCAATGCCGTTGCGGGGGTCTCTCAGGGTGTCGCCAATGCACAAACCGTCCTCAGATATAGGATTGTCTATGCTCGTCGGCTCGGATGCCAGGACCCCGTTTAAAATGCTCATGATCTTAGACTCCGGCAGCCTCATGGCCCTTGCTAGGTCTGCAGTGGTGGGGTGCTTTCCGTGGGTCTTGTAGTAGTCGTCTTGGACCCTCTTTAACTTTATAATGTCGGCTCTTAAGTGGCTCGGGATCCTCACGACTGCAGAATAGTCCTCTATGTAGTGTTGTACTGCCGACACAACATGGTAATATGCCAAGGTAGAAAATGCGGTTCCCTTTGATGGATCCCAGGCGGCAGCAGCGTTGCACAGTCCAAAATATGACTCCTGCATGAGGTCCTCAACCTCTGCATAATTCGCATATTTACGGCATATTTTAGCTAACAGTGCCTTGTTTTGGTTGTACAACTCCGTCATGTATTCCTTTGTGTTGCTCCCTTGCTGAATTAGTATTACAAGTTCCTCATTCGTCAATGATCCGGCTCTCCTTTCCCCATCCAATCAAACAATGATACAATCCACTTAGGGAAAAATTGATTGTTGTGCTTGGCTTGGGTGGGTCCTCAGTGGTTGCCGTGTGGCAGCAGCTTGGGGCTCACTTCTTTTGAGGCACAAACAGTTGGTTCTTGATCCCGTTCTCAACTATACAGTTAACTCTCTTTTGGTACTCGCTCGTCATTTCTCGTATGATGGGTTGCTGACGGTGATAGTATGTCGTGATAATATCATCAAACCATCTTACGGCCTCTTCCTCGTCTGTTGTTCTGATCTGGTCCTCGGGGTACTTCTCAAGGAACACGGCCTTTAGTGCCTCAGATAACTCTCTCAGGTCCTTTGCGGCCTCTTCCACATCATGGCATAATGCGGAAACGTCCTCTACCTTTGCACCCTCAGCCACAAGCTCTGCGGCCTCTCTGCAGTTGTGGGTCCTTGCAGCCAGGTCCTTGCTAGCGGTTATCACTTCCCGTGCTATCAATCTTAGCGCTGATCTGTAGCCCTCGGTCAATTCCCTAGTCACTTGTTTTTGTATAGTCTCCATGTTTACAATACTCATTTTCTCTCCCTTCTCTGATCCGGGACCCCGGACCTCCATTTTCAATTTTCAATGGAAATTTAGGGGCCGCGTGGTCTTTTATTTTATTAAAAATTTATTAAGCCTTGGCCCCGGGGGTATAGCATAGGCCGTCCCCGCTCTCGGTAATAGTGCACCCCTTACTCATATAGTGATTTTTGCTCATTATTGCCACCGTAGGACGGGTTTTAACTGCATAGCATAGTCGTGTAGCATCAATGTGCTATCGTTGCCAATATGACCTTTAAATGCTTAGCACAGTGCACCCTCGCCACCATATCACTGCAGTGTGTGTGCTCATGATCCTCTGCTCAGAAGTCTCTCCAATCTGTTGCAAGGTTATAGACTCATGTTGCCATCTGATCTTGTAGCACTCATCATGCTCATGTACCTCTGCAGAATGATTGATTGATAAATATACTTAAGTAGTCCATGTGATTGCATCATGACTGCAGTGTGCTTGCTTATCCCTTGCCATGGTCGTGCTGATCTCTTAAGGGTCCTGCCGTGGTGGGGTGGTCTTGTCTCTGATCCTGGACGGGTGAGTATATCCACCGGGCATGACTGCAGTGTGGGGGTCTGCGCATTTTTGGCGACACCCCATAATAACAATGAGGGTCCTGCTGCCTTGGTGGCCATCATATACGCTGATTCATGGCACAGACTGTCCTCTGTATTCGATTTTGTTCTTTCCCTTCCAGGATTTCCCCGTCACACTCACGTAATATTGCAAAAAAGGGCATACTATATATTGTGGTTGGTGTACTATGTGCACAGTACAAAACAACTCTATATTTTGGGGTATATGCCACAAACCCAGTATTTATGCGGTTTTCGCGATATTCAACTATTCGCTAAAGTCACGTTTTGCGAATAGTTGCCATCATGCCCTGGTGGAGCATCCATTTTTGGATTGTCCTATTTTGGGGTGAGTTGGTCGACTGCTGCCCCGTGCTGATAGTCAATTATCAACTTTGCCAGGTTATCAATCACTTCTGCAGTTACATTCTCCAATGCCTTGTATCTGCCTTGTGTGCGCTTGGTAGTCCCGTACAACTCTTTGACAACTCCATTTATTTGCTTTTTTGCTCCATCAATGGCGGTCAACATATCCCACTCGCTCGTTATAGGTCGGTCTATTATGTTATACGTGCCGTATGGTGTTTTTATTTCCTTCATGCTCTCTCGCTCCTCTCTGTCTGCACCTGCTGCCCCGTGGACTCCTCAGATTTGTGGACTCCCTCAGGATCCGTCTGCAGTGTGGTCACACATCATGCCACGGAAAATCAAGGACCCCTAGTGCTCCTCTGATCTCTTCCAGGTGCTTGCTGATGGTCTGCAGTTCGGTTGCTATGGTTTCCAATGTGGCAGCAGTCTTAAGCAACAAATAGGCCTGTCCCTCTCTGCTCTCGTAGGCCCTGGAATAAACTTGTAGCGGGTCGCTGATCTGAT